AATGCAATGTCTTCAAATGGAAGAGTTTTGAATTCTTGTTTGAATGCTTCAACGAAAGATTGAAACTCTTGTTCATTGCCATTCATCACAATCTTCAATGACTCTTTAATCTTCTCACGGCACGACATAGGAGTGGAAGACTTGACAGCTTCAATGCCCATCATCTTTAACTTTGGCTCTGCGAATCGAACACCTTCTGAATCATACACGTTTAGAATGTAACGCTTCTTTGCAGTCCAGATGCCTTTGTTTGCAATGACCTCACGCTTCATCTGCATCTTCTGGTCGAATGCATTCATGTGGTCTGCTAGTTCTTGATATGCCTTGTCAATGAATGGTTCGAATTTTTCTGTACATGCTTTGTTGACGAAATCAACAATCGTTTCAACTTTCGTTTCACTCTTCGATCCGTAGACCATATTAACCAGCGGACCAAGATTGACGTATACCGAGTCTGTATCTGATGCAATAACATAATCAATGTCCTTAGTCTTCAATAGTTTGTTTAGATAACCATTCAACTTCATTTCAATCCATCGAATGGCTAGTTGACCAGACAAAGTAATTGCCTCTGCTTGGCGAATGTCAAAGAATCTGAAGTATTGATTACCAAGTGCGCCATAAGCGGAGTTCAATTGCACTTTTTTTGCCAACTGCAAGTTCTTGTACTTTGAAATCTGATTTGATATTTCACGTTTACGTTCTTTATCAGTTTCTTTTTCGTAAGCCTTTTGAGCCTCAATCATTTTCTTTTTATACAATGAACGATCATCATACATGCGTTGCATCATAGCAGGCAAGAAGCCTTGCTTGTCACGCTTGAAGTAATGTCCATTAGCGGCCATGCAATATTCGCCTTGCGCTTGATATTCACCGTTCAGCAAATTATCAATAGAGACACTTGTGTGGCGACCTTCAATGATTGTTTCAGGTGAAACATTGTATTGCATAATCAAGTGTGGATACAATGAGTTCAAGTCAAACGACACAACCCATTCGTGCATACCAACGATTGGGTCTTTCACATAAGCGCCAGCATATTGTTCATCTTTTGCAGTATGAACATTTTGTGGCACAACAATATTATCTTCAATCAATTCGTTATGAATCAAAGTATCCCACATGCGTACTTGCGTGAATACATCGGTGTAATTAACTTTAGCATCATATGCAAGTGCAAGTGCCATGTCAATCAATTGCATCTTAGCATCAATACGATCCACAAGTTCAACGTCATGAATGTTATACTCAATAAACTTTTGAAAGTTTGTTCGATATAACTGATGCAGACTTTCAACTTCAGAGTAATCCAATTTCTTTTCGCCAAGTTCTAGATAGGCAATGTGATTAAGACTAAAACTTTCTTGTTGTGAGTAAGTAAATTTCTTGTACAATTCAATGTAATCAAGAATAGCAATGCCTACCAAGTCGAATGCTGTTTGTTGTTTGTTGTGAATCGTAGTTGTACGTTCACCAATTCTACGAAATGGGGATAAACGCTTTGCAGTATTCTCGCCCATAAGTTTGTTGATACGATTGTGCAGATATGGAATGTCAAAGAATTGAATGTTCCAACCAGTCACAATGTCTGGTGATGTTTGTTCCCACATGTCAAGAAAACGCATGATAAGATTATTCTCATCACGGCACATCATATATGTTACATCATCACGATAGTTATTAAACTCGCCACAACCAAACACATAGAAGTGTCCCGCTATCTTAAACGTGATGGCAGTAATTGGCTCAGACGCAGATGCAGGTTCAGGAAAGCCATTTTCAGAACCAACCTCAATGTCAATATTTGCAATCTTAATTTGTTCTGGATCATAATCTACTTTGCCTGGATATGCTTCATTGATATAAACGTATGGGAAGTTTGTTGAGCCGTATACTTTGAAGTTATCAACGTCTTCATATCGTTTCATAAACTCAGTAGCATCACGCATTGTGCCCTGAGACACAGGCGCAAGTGATTGCCCATCTAACGTTTTATACTCACCATCTTTAGACGGCAAATATAAAGTTGGATTATATTCAACCTTGTCGCTAAATTTCTTGCCGTTGTTGTAACCACGAACAAGAATATGATTGCCAAGTTTAGAGAAGTGTGTGTAAAATTTCATCAAGTTATAATTTTAGATTTGGTTGGAACGACAATGCCCGAACCGTAAATCTCATTATACTTGTTTTGTATCTCTTGTGCAACTGTTACGTTGTAAATAATATGGTTAAGATGAAACTCTACAACTTTTTGTTCAGAAAAAATTAAGAGGGGTTGCATTTGTAGTGATGCTTTGCCTTGTGAATTCATGCCAATTGCAAGAACACAAGGATTTTCTATTTTAATATTATCTGTCTCAGAAATTATATCACCAACTATTTCTTCACCGCTTACTAATTTTAAAATTCTCAAGTTTGCCATTTTTTATCCTATAATAAAAAAGGGTGCCATTGCGGCACCCTCGGTGTTTACTTAAAACGCTCTGGGAAGTTTAAACGTTCCCATTCTTCATCCGATACAGGCCACCAATATGTATGTTTCATATCCAGCCTTCAAAATCAACGATTGGATGTACTTCCCAACCATCTTTTTTCCATCGTAAAAGCATTAACAATGCGTCTATCATAATATGCCTCTGCGTACTAATTCTTTCTGTCTGGTTTCTAAATCACGATGATCTATAGATTTTGAAAGATAGTATTCAGCAAATCCTTTTGCTTTGTATGATTTTGCATCTTGAATTCCTTCAAGTAATGCCATAAAGAATTTTTTTACCGATTTCATAAATCATCCTCAGTTAAGTATTGCTTAGATGATTTCTTAGTCTTAGGTTCAGTATCAACTGTATCCTTAACTTCAATCTTCTTTGGCTTCTTGTGTTCTGGAATGATTCTTTCCAAAGCAATCTTCAACATACCATTAATCAAAGCGGCATCTTGAATTTCGATTTGTTCATCAAGTGCAAATGTGCGAGTGAATGCACGGTTTGCAATTCCTTTAAATAAGAAATTATCGTTATCATCTTTTGTATTACCAGAAACAATTAGTTTGTTATCTTCAAAAGTAATATCGATTTCTTGTTTTCCAAAACCAGCAACAGCAATTTCGATGACATAAGTATTGTCACCAGTCTTGCGAATGTTGTACGGTGGATAGTTTGGAATGTTTTTGGTAACGTCATCATGTATTTTTGCTAGTCGATTGAATTGGTCATCGAAACCAACAAAAAATTTATCAAAGTCTTTAAAGCCTGCACCAGCGAAAAGTGCGGGAATTGGAGTATGATTACCCATAGTTTTGCTCCTTGTTAAGCGAGTTAAAAATAAAATTTGATACCCCGAAGGCGTATCACTAAAATCCTGCTTACTGAATACAGGGGTACCATAACGTTGTACCAGCGTTAGACGCTCCTAAGGTAGAAGAGCCATTTACGTTCCCATCCCTGAGATACGTTTATTTATAAGGCTTAAGCCTGTCCAACCATTCTGCGTGAAACAAAATATGTTGTGTTACCTTCTGTGTTCATGTCCTTACGGATTTTGAAACCTGCTTGGCGCAAGTCGCTGATACGGGCACGAAGGTTTTTGATGCCAAACAAAGACCGTGCTTGTGGTGCGGAGATTCCACGACCAGTACCACGCAAGTATGATACCAAGAGTTCTGTCTGTGTTTTGCTAGAATTTACAAATGCCATTTTAAATACCTCATCAAATAATGATAAAAAAATTACTAAGAATTATTTCTTAGCGGTTGTTGTAGCCTCTGCTTTTTTTGCGGCTTTCTCTTTTGGAGTAATCACTTTGGGATGTGGTTTCTCTTTTTTGGAGTCTGCTTTAGCGGCAGGTGCTGATGCTGTTGTTGCAGGCGCAGGTTTTGTTTCTGCTGGTTTGTCTGCCGCAACGGCAACTAGGGAGAGAGTAGTAAGTGCTACTGCTGTCAATACTGTCATGGATTTCATAAAATCTCCTAATTTGTTTTGAGATAACATTATCTCATATAATATAACGTTTGTCAAGTTATTTTCGTTGACAAATTTATTTATGCCATTTTTTTCAATGTTGATCTAAGCATCCATGCATGTTTATTAAATGCATCTTGTCTTTCTGCTAAGAAATTACTGATATGATGTGCATGTACTTGTTCGGCAAGTTCATATGTGCGTTCAATGTTTGCCAACATTACAGGAACATCATCCAATAATCTTTGTAACATTACTTCAGCAGGTGGTACAGTTTCATCACCTTGAATTTGAGACAATTGAATGAATCGATTAAAACTTCCTGGTGCATATGCATCCAATCCACGAATCTCTTCTGCAATTTGGTCAACAACACCATAAACTTCAGTATAGATTCCTTCTAGAAAATTATGATACTGCGGAAAATTAGAGCCTGTTACATTCCAATGATAGTAATGTGTTTTCAAATAAAATGCATAGTGATTTGCTAAAGTCACTTTTAATGATTGTATTAGTTCTTCCATTTTATTCTATTTCCTTTTTCTTGTTTCCAATATTATATTTAGCGGTTAAGAGCCAATCATTTTTTTCTTTGTAAGATATGATTTTGATTTGAGACAATGGTGCAATTGGTTCTTCAGCGTTTGTTGCTTTCGGAACGATTTCAATCAGTCCCCATTCGGCTAATAACTTTGCAATTGTATTTCGTCTTGCTAAATCATTTTCTTCAAAGTCGGTTGGTTTACCATCAAGGGCAAATAACTCTTTAAAATGTACAATATAATATTTTCCTTTTTTATGCAAGATATGACAAGACTGATATAGTGTTTTGTCTTTACGGGATGCAACTCCAATACGTGTTAGTGTTTCTTTTACTTTAAGAAAATCATCCTCTTGCTTTAATCTTATTTCCAATAAATCTTCAATGTTCACCGCCATTTTTTTTCTCCTTAGACTTCAATCCACCTTTTTCTAGTTTTTGTCGCATGATTTTAAGTTGGTCGGAAGTTATGAGATTCTGTACTTGTTTGGCTTTAGCATAACTATAGCCAAAATATTCTGAAATCACATTAATATCTTCTACTACTTCATTTTTAAACCATTTGCTGAACCTTTTTCGTGGTCTGATGGTATTTAGTAAATAGAGAAACTGTGGTTTATTATCTAAAAGATGACGGCTGTTCATCTCATTTGCATAGAGTACGGTGTCTGAAAAGTAAGATAGCCCTTTATTAACGATGTACGCATTGTACGATTTTTCGGCTAAGTCATCATTGTCAGTACCAACCATCATATTTTCTTTTGATTGGTTGATTGCGTTTAGGTAGTCAAACGGTGTCATTTGAATTCACAGTCAACCATCACTTCTGTCAAGAAAGCGACAAAGTTAATTTCTTGGTCAACAACAAATGCAGACTTGTATTGATAGTCGGCAAGCAATAGAACTATACGTGGAACAGAATCAGGCTTTAAGCATTCATTGCTGTTGTCAAAGATTCGTTTGAATAATACTGATGGTTCATTGTCTAGATTTTCTGCAACCCACTTACGCATACCTGTAAAGTCTTTTGCTTTCAATCGTTCAACTAATACCTTGAAATTGTCACTTGAGATATTTGCAAGAATTCCAGTATCAATCTTACCTGTAGCAGAGTAACGTTGCAGTTCATTAAGAACACGCCTCCAATCAGGAAAGTGCTTCATAATAAGTTCAGCAACAACCTTTTCTTCAAACTCTACGTTTTCTTTTTGCAGAATGCCAGTCATACGTTTCATAAAACGACCAGCAAGTTTTGGCTTGTCTGCGGCGTTTATCTTAAACTGTACAACAGAACATCGGCTGTGAAGAGGTGCGATGATACGATTGAGAAAGTTGCAAGTAAGGATAAAACCACAATTAGCAGAAAACTCTTCCATGAAGTTCCTGAGTGCGGGTTGAGTAGATTGAGGATTAAGGTAATCAGCCTCGTCAAGTAT